AATGATTCTGGTTCTTTGTCGCTATCGTCGTAAAATTTAGGATAACGACGCGCTTTGATTCCAGCCGCTCCAAATGATGTTATGCTTCCGTAGTGTCGCACACTCTTTGCAAGCGTTGAACCCACTAAAACCTTCCCTGTGGGAACGGCTTTTGTCAGTGCGCCGGTTGCCGGGTCTGCATAATACCAGTCGTAGCGAAAATGGTCGATTCCTTCAATCTGGCCTATCCATTTCGCGCCCATTGATTCCAGCTCGTTGATGTTCTCCATTCTGATTGAGCCGATGTCAACGCGTCGGTTATCGAGAATCGCCAGCACCTTTGTTGACTGGATGAACTCGTTCGCGCTCTGGGTGTCGTGAACGGCCACGTTAGCAGTCAGTGAGGTGTGCTTTGCTATCAGGTCTGAGCTCTTACGAATATCTGCAAGCGGGTCACAGTTCGTCGCATCGCTCCATACTGTAGCCGCGTTAAAGTTAAGCTCTGACTCTCTGGTGAAAGTTATACTGTCGCCGATTGTAGAGCCGTCGCTGTCAACGATTGGGATTGTTCCATCCCATAAAGCCTGAATTGCCTGCAGCTCCTCTCGACGTGTGATTGAATCGTCAAGGCGTTTCAAAACGTCGGTGCGTAACATCGCGAATCTCTGAGCCGCTGACATTGGAGAGTAGACGCTCTCACCTGCCAGAGCTTTCTCCAGGTCTTCTGGAGTGATGTTCTCTCGCGGCTTGATGTATGGCGGTTCATATATGAACTTTTCATACGATATCTTATCGAATGACTGACCGGTTGCGTGTCGATAAATGTAAGGAGCAATCCTTCGACCGTTATCTTTGAAGTCCACTTCAACGAATCGCGTGGCATGTTCAACAACCTCGTTAAAGAACAACCGCAAAACAAACGTCGATGGATTGTGCCACTGGACGATTGCATCCAGCATCGACCGTAATGAGAACTGATTTTTATAGTCTTTGAACATTTAATTTACTCTCCTTAAATTATGGTGTCCCGTGTAAGATAATGCCTCTCATTCTGAGGTCATCATAAGCCGCGCCCTCATAAGAGCCGGTGTTACCAAATACAACTTTACTCTTACGTCCGACGCATTTAACATAAGCCACTATCGGCTTATCGCCTGTGGTTGCGTCCACCTCTTCTTTTGCAACAAACTTTGCAACATTGGCCGGTGAAGCCGCCTGCTCGTCGTAAGCGATTAGTTTCCCGTTCGCGTCCTGAGCAAGCACCTGGTTCTTGACAACACTCTGACCGCTTGCGAGCTTGAAATTATCGGTTAATACTTCATAACCTGCAATAACAAACTCATCGAATGAGCCTGTCCCTACCTGTGTGTTTACTGGTTCTACTGCCATTTTTTACTCCTGTTATATTATTTTAACAATCCTTTCGGTTTGGCCAGCGCTTTCGCGTGTTCTCGTGCAATGTTATCAATCTGCTCTGATACGTTAACGCTTGACCCCTCAATTTCTGGAACCTCTTTAGCGTCTTCATCCAGTCCCTGGACGGTCTGAGCAGCTTTCTTCTGGGTGCGGTTGGCCGATACTTCAAGAGTTTTCCCAACGTCCCATCCGGTTTCAAACTGAGCCTGATAGATTAATTTCCTGTCGATTGGATAGTTAGCAGATAAATCTGCAAGAGCCTTTATACGACTTCTTTCTGCAATGACCGCCTGGGCTATCGCTTTGCTTTCGTCGTCTTTCTCCTCTTCTTCTGGCTCTTCTGCTTTCGCTTCCTCTTTCGTCTCCTCTTCCTTCTCTTCAGTGGGAGCCTCTTCTGCTTTTGCCTCTTCCTCTTCCTTCTCTTCTTCTTCAGGATTGGCTTCAGCTTTCTTTGTGAATTTATTTTTGATTGCCTGCAAACTCATCGCAATACCTCGCTGATTTTTCTAAATGTCTCTTCCATACTTTCTACCGCGTCAATCATTCCAACTTTCAACGCCTTTTCTGCAAACATAGTATTACCCTTGCCAAAATCTGTCAAGACCAACGACTTTTCAATCTGACGATTGCGCGCAACTTCTGAAACAAATAACTCTCCGGCCTCGTCAATGTGCGCCTGAATTAATTTCTGGCCGTCCTCACTGCTGATGTCCGCGTATTTTTCAGGTGATACCTCGGAAACAAATACATGTTCTCTGATTCCCTCTTTTGCAAGAGCCTCGGAAAAATCGCACAACGTCGCTATCACTCCGATAGACCCGACGTAAGACGCCCGATGAGCTGATATATAATCCGTTGCGCTTGCTATCCAGTAACCACCGCTTGCCGCCATACCCGACACGTAAGCAAAAATAGGTTTTCGCGCTCTCACCGATTCCATATAATCTGCGAGTTCTATGATTCCATCAAACTCACCACCAGGGCTATCAATATGTAACCCTATCGCCTTAACTGATTGGTCGTCCTCGACTTCTGATAGCTGACCTGCAAGCTCCTGATACGATGTCCCCCACCCATACTTTGTGATGTAGTTCGGTTCTTTGAACAGCACCCCGTGAACCGGTATGATTCGGATCGACTCCATATTAAAGGCGTCGATAATCTGGCGCTGTTCGAGCTTGCCGCCTGCTGCTATCTGCTGGCGTCCTTCATGGTATAATCTGAATAAGGTTTCTTTATGGCCCGCCCAAAGTTTCATTTTCGCTTTCCTCTCTGGTTTTCTTTTCGCTGTCGATGCTCTCCGATTCTATCACCGCTTCCGGTCTTGTCTGAGCTGAGTAGTCAAGACCTGCATCCTGCATCAGTTTGTTTTCACGTTTTGCAATCTCAATATTCTTTTCAAAGTCGAATCCCATCGCCGCCGCTTCCGCCGTGCGGTTGCTGAATCCCTGATTGACTCGCATCATGGCCGCTGTGGTTTCCTCCACCTCGTTAATCTGGCGCATACCCTCACCGATCCAGATATGATTTGACCATGCCGCCTGTAGTTCGGGATTTTCAAAAAACCCTGGAGCCTCAATTTCTCCCGATGCCACCATGTCAATCAACCATTCGGTGTAAAGGTTTGACGCTATCGGAACGATTCTATTTCGTTCGGTCATATAGTGTTTGTTTGCTTCAATACGTGCGGCTTTTGACGCTGAATACGACGACATGAACTGCCGCATCATCGCCTCGTAAGGAATCCCAACACCCATAGATATTAAAACTAAATACTGTTTTATAAATTCGATTACGTTGGAGTTAGGTCTGCCAGGGTTTGCAAATGTGATTTTCTCACCAGGCTTCAATCTCTGGATGAGTCCGGCGTCAAGCACCAGATCGGTTTCGTCTGTCTGGATTTCCTCTTTTGTCCCCTCGAATGGGTTTTGAAATATATCCCGTTCGGTTTCGATGAACGCCGAAAATAGAGAGGTCACGGCCATATTGGTCAGCTCGTTCTTGCCGCCTCTGTCTATCTGTTTTAAGTCCTCAATTATACATGACAAAAAAGGGACGCCTCTATTCTGACCGATAAACTCAGTTCTATAAATATGAACGACGTTACGCCGTCCTGTTTTCGCGCCGTAAGCCGGTATCGCCACGTAGTCCTCAGCCGAACCGAACAAAGACCGATATCCTTCCTGTCTCAAAAACCAGTAGTTGACAGGCTCTCCTCTTGGGCTTATCTCTATACCGTCACGGATTAAATCTGAGTTCGGCTGGTAGGGGTTCTGACAGCGGCGCGGTGGCATTAACTGCAACTTGACTCGACTCTTTACAGTCTCACCTTTACGGATAAAACGTGGATAAAGTGCAAACACCTCTCCGAGCATCTGATAGGTTCGCATTGCAATTTCTATTTTCTGCGAGAAGTTGTGTTTGCGTTCGGCGTCGCACGCTGTGGTGCTGGCAAAATTGCGCCATTTTCTTTCGACGTTCATCTGCCACTCTTCACGATAATCGTCACTGATTCCAAGCACATCGTGGTCAATAACCGACTGGAGTTTGAACGACGCTCCGACGGTGTTCTCAGTTTTGTTCTCTATGATTCCACGAGCGATTGAGTTGTTACGGTAAAGGTCTTCCGCTTTGTCCTGAAGTTCCTGTCGGTCGTCGAGTATCAGCTCATCGGGTGTGCCGCTTGCCACGTTCCAGGTCTTAGAAAATCGTCGTGAACTGTTCGCGCCTGTATAACCACCGCCGGACAGTGACGCCTGCATTGATAATGCCTCTCGTTCGGTCTTCAATCGTCGGACGTGCTTTTTTAGGTCACGGTCTGACAGGTTTTTAAGTTTGGAATATTCCTGCTGTAAATCCATTTCAGTATCTTGGCACGATAAATCTTATATCTCTGGTGTTGCCGTTCTCTTCTTTCGCAACTTCTGCCTGCCAGTATTCGTATTCAGCTCTCAGCTTCTGCAAGTCCTGACGCTGATAGGAGCGTGACCCACCGCCTGAACTGACTGAATAGTTAGCACCATCAAGCGCTTTCCGGTAGGCGGCAAGCGCCCTGTCTCTTATTACAATTTTTTCGGCAAGGGTCATCAGTATCAGATATAATCAGCCGGTGGTGTTTCTGTCAAGACCAACGACTTTTTAATCGTCGAATAAACTCGACCGCCTTATTTTCCTCTGTGGTGGTGGCTGAACCGGTGCTTTGG